GGGGCACGACGCACAGGCTCATCAGGGGCGAAGTCAGCGGCCGACTTCGAGGTCTGGAAGTGCATCACGTTCGGGCTCGCGGCCTTGTGATGAATCATCTTCTTAGCAGCGCGCTCGGCTTCCGCGTACTCAAGCGCCACAGCCTCCTGCTGAGTCAGCACGTCGAACACAGCATTACCAGCGAGGTCCTGCTCATGGCGCAGCACCTCAGCGATCGCAGCGGGGACCTTGCTCCACCCGACCTGCTCGGAGAACTTGGTAGTGTTCGGGATACCCGGGCGCTTGAGCAGCGTGTAGTTGCGCCGGCCCGGCTGATTCGGGTTGACGGGACGGAGGCGGACAAGGAGATACGAGGGAGACATTGCTTGAGCCTTGGATAGCGGACGCACAAAAGGCCGGTTTCCCGGCCTCATGCTTCAACAGTGGGCGTTGCTCACGCCACGGTGGTCAGGAGGGTGTAGCCACCTTGAGCGAGCGAGTCGGCGCGCATCTCGTTCACAGCGGTGATCAGGATGTTGACCTGCACCTTGAGCGCGTTCGCCAGCGCGATGGCAGTGGCGAGGTCCGACGCGTCAGCGGTCGCCACGGTGGTGGCCGCCGCGGCAGACAGCGCGGGCTGCTGTAGACCAGCGAGGTCTGCCGCGATGTCCGTGATGATCTTGTGGAGCGACGCGTTACCGCTGTTGCCCTGCTTGGCAGTCAGGGCTGCCCCACCCGCGAAATGGTCCTTCTTGAGTTCAGCCACAGCGACTCCTTAGCGGTAGAAGACCACGAGGGACAGGGTGACGGCGCTCAGGTCCGTGGTGTCCGGGACCTGAATCATCGGACCATCCGAGGCGTTGTTGCTGTCGCTGTAGTACAGCACGAGCTTGCTGTTGGCGTAGTCCCACTGCGCGATGTAGCCGCTCGACTGAGCGAAGACGGCGATGATGGTGGGGGTGCGCGAGGCCGCAGCGGTGAGCTTCGCGGCAAGGCCGGTGTAGCCGCCGGTCGGGTACGAGGAGTCGAGGACCACAGTGAAGCGATCGACGTTGACCTGACCGGAATCCGCGCCGCCAGAGGTGATGAGAGTGGTAGTACCGAGAGCCATGGTGATATCCCTTCTGAAACGTTGGGCGGCGCAGGAGGGCTACCCACCCTTCCCCGCGCCGCAGCCGATTAGGCGCTGACCTTGATGCCAGTGGTCTTCACGACGGCCGGCTCGTGCTCGTAGTCGAAATCCATGCGCAGCGAGGCGATCAGGATGTCGGAGCCGCTGCGAGCGTTGCGGTCCATGGCGATCTTGATCGTGCGCCAGAAGCCGAGCACGATGTTCTTGGGGTCGGTCAGGATGACCGCGGTCTCGTCCGTGCCGCCGCCCAGGTTCTCCGGCCACACGGGGATACCCTTGATGCCGTAGGACTGGTAGCGGGCCTCGAGCATGTCCTGCGCGTGAGCGTCGCCCAGCGGGGTCATGCGGTCGCCCAGACCGTCGCAATACTCGGTCTTAGCGTTGACCGAGGTCATGAACTTGAGCGCCTCGGTCTGGAACTCGACCGGCATCGCCTTGAGGGTCTGCTTGAGCACATCGCGGGTCAGGACCGTGCCACCCGCGGCGACGGTGTTCGTGGTCGCGGCCTTGAGCAGACCGTCGATCAGACGGAGCTCCGGGGCCAGAGCGACGTTGGTGGAGTCGCTGTTGATCAGGATGTCATCGACATCCGCCGAGATGCGCTCGGCCACCAGTGCGGTCACGTGGGCGTTGAGCAGCGCACCCTCAACGTTGTCCTCGAGGACCTCGTCGTTGAGCTGGACTTCCGCCTTGAACAGCTTGGCGGACAGCGAGACCTCCGAGGTCTCCGGCTTGCTGCGATCGGCCTCGGAAAGGGCCTGACCCGACTGACCCGCGCGCAGGATGCGACCTGCAAAGCGAATCTTCGGGATGGTCTCCGTCGACGCCTTCATGGTCGTGACCCGAATCATGGGCATCATGACGCCCTTCTTGATCAGGATTTCAAAGAACTCCTTGGCCTTCGCCTCGGGGAGGTCACCGCCGTTGCTGACGAGCTCCGAAAGAGCAAGGTCGGCCTTGTTGATCAAACGCTGGTTGGAAATCATACCTTGTCTCTCACTCACTTGTTCAGGTCAGACGGCCACGACACGCGGCCGGAAACTTCACGCTCGCCCTCGACTGCAAGGGCATTACTTCTCTGTACGGTACCCCGAGCCTTAGCCAAGCCACGCACCATGGCGACATGCTCTGACTTCAAGGTCTCGTGTTCTCGCTGCGCTGTTGCCAGTGCAGTGCTCATGCTGGACAACTGCTCGCTTAGCGACTTGTTCGCAGTGAGTACGCTACCCACCGATTTCGTCGCCTCGTCAAGCACGCTCAGGAGCAACTCGATTGCGTCTCGAATCGCCTTCTCCCGCTTGGTGGCAATCTTGCGACCCACCTTCTCAACCTCGGAGATACCCGAGGCGGCCAGCGTAGCGGCGATCAGGGCGTCGTCAACCTCAGCGCGAGGGGTCTCCTTGACCACCTCAGCCGCAGCGACGGGCTCCACCACAACGGGCTCGGGGGTCGGCTCAGCCTTCACGGCCTTGACACGAAAGCCACCCATGCCGTCCGGCTCGAGCTCGGGGCCCTGAGAGCCCTCCGCCTTGATCAGCGCAAACGGGCGCAGGTTGGCCGGACGGTCCACGATCGAGACCTCCTTGACCGTCATGTCAGTGAGGCGAAACACCTCTTTGCGCCGCTTGTCAGCCTTCATGATGTCAGTATCTTCGATGTTCATGAGTCCACATCTCCCGCGTCAAGCGGCGCCCTGAGTGTCGGCCGGCGATTCCTCAACAGGAGTGCGCGTAGCCCAGCCCCCGATGGAGAGTCCAGTGATTGCGCCACTCTTCACCGCAGCCCACATCTCATCATCCTCAACCCGCAGACCCATCATCCACGAACCCGCCTTGATGACGGTACCGCCGAGATTCATGGTGACCGGAGCGATGTAGGACTCCACGAGGATGACGCGGTCACTGACCATCTCCTTGTGTTGCAAGCCCACATTCTGGTAGCGCTCCATGTATAGGTGCGCGGCCTTCTTGATGGTGGGGGCATCGTAGATATCGCCCTGTGCGTCGGCGTCCTCGACAGTCAGGGGCTCCAGCACGACCCCGAGCACGAAGCGCTCGTCAGCGGTCTCACCACTCGCGGCCTTGTTGAGCAGGCGCAGAGTGGAGGGCTCCGGCGCTGCCTTGCCAGTGCTGACAATGCGGGCCGTGCTCGGCTCTACCGCGGTCTCACATGGCGCGAGCAGAGTGACAGCGGCGGCGCTTGTGGCCTTGCTGAGGTCGTAGGAGGTCGCCATGACCTTCCCGTCTGCGTCGGGGTGCGAGAGCACGAAGGTCTGCCCGCACTTCTCCAGCGCGCGCCGGACCTCGATGGAGTCGGTAGCGATGACGAGGTAGGGTTCCTCGCACTTCGTCAGCGACTCGATCTCCTCCACCGTCGCCGCATCGATCACACGAATCGCACCAGCCGGGGCCGTGAGGTCCTCCCAATGCTGGCCAGCGGTCTGCACGACCACCTCAGCGACTCCACGAGGGAACAACTTGCGCACCTCATCCGCGTAGGTGCGGACCTCCATGCGCTCGCCGCCAGCCTCGTAGAGATGCGTGGTGGTCACGCGCTCCACCTTGCGAACGTCACCGGCCACGAGGGCGAGCGAGCCCTCATCGAAGAAGCCGGACACCGCGAGGGCGTCACGCTGCTGACGTGCGAGGACCGCGTTGTCAGATTTCCAGTATGCGTACTCGGCCGGCGTCGCCTTGGCGAGTTCAGTGGGGAGCGCGCTGTAACCCTTGGGAGGGAGCGCAGCGCCCTTCACGAGCACAGCGGGGGTCGTCACGCGCTCAAAGCCTGCGGTCCAACCCGTGGCATGCTTGCGCAGCGTGAGGGTCCCGGAGAAGTGCTCACCCTTGAGGAACACCTCGCGGGACTCGGCGGTCTGCAAGCCCCACGTGACAGCGAGGGTGTCGACCGTGGCGACAGCACCAGCGCCCGCACGCTTGCCAACCTTGGCCTTGCAGGTCTGCCCGACGATAGGCTGCATGTAGCGGTACCCGTGAGGCCCGAACCCCTCCACGGCCTGCTCCACGCTCTCAACCTCGGCGCCCTTCCGTGCGACATCGAGGTCAACGATGAATGCGCTTGCGTCGAAACCAAGGGTGAGGCGCACCGTGGCGGCCCCATCCTTGACGACAACTTCGGCCTTGCCAACGCTGTCCGGCGCGCTGGGGTAGCCCTTGCTGGTGTTGGCTCTGTGGGCTGCGATCCCTGCTTCCGTGCTGAGCTCCATGAGCTCATCACCGGGCATCAGGGACATGATTACTGCACCATTCGGCAACACGAGGCGGTGGCGGTGTTGTCCATCGGGACTGTCCTCGACTTCACCAACCCCCTGTTCCGGCTTCAGGTAGAACTCATGACAATGCCAGCCGTCGATCTCGGTCTTGATGACGCTCCCGTCCTCAAGCGTGATCGTGTGAACGTGCTCTCCACCACCGTAGGTATACGCTTCGTCACCTTCCTCGTTCACGTAGAGATCGTGGGCATGCGGGCCGCTGAGGTCCGTGACGATCAGGTCACCCGCGGGAGAACGGAACGTGTGCTTGTGCGGCGCCCCAATGAGGGTCTTCGTCAGGCCGGGGTCCAGCGCGTGCACGTGCGAGCCGGTGGGGACCGCCAGCGTGAGGGCCTCGACAACATCCGGCGCGAGCATTTGCTTGAGGGTGGTAGCCATGTCAGTAGTTCTCCAAAGCGAAGCGGGGCTAAGCACACTGTGCCCGCCCCGCTAACTCAGCACACCGCCGCGCGGTGCTCAGCGCTTGAGGTTGAGGTCCGCGGGCCACGCAACGCGCGACGGCTTCGGGGGCTCACTCGACTCGTTCGGGGTGCCTGCATTACCAACAGACTTGCCGACCTCAGTGCTCTCGCCGCCCTTGTCGTCGGTCACCGTGGTATCCACTGTGACGGGCTTGACCGCAGTGCTCAGGGAGTCCGCGAGACCCTTGACGGTGGTGGCGAGGGCAGCAAGCGCCTCAAGGACGGGGTCCTTGTCCTCCGTGATCACGGGCTCCGCCTTGACCGCGGCGACGAAGGGCTTGACCTCAAACGAGGTAGCGCCCGCGGCTTCCGCAGCCTTCGAGGTCTCGATCAGGACCTTGACCGCATCCATGCGCTCCTTGCCGGCGTCACCCTCGGTCTCCGCGAGGGCAATCTGCTCCCCCACGTACTTCACGAGGTCCTCCGGGGTCATGGTCAGGGCGCCGCCTTCGGACTTGGCGATGCGGGTCTCAAACAGGGTAAATGCGTCACTCAGCTTCATAGGGGTCCTTGTGTGGCGGTCAGAGGGAAATCACGCCCTTGCGTTGCCGCTCAGGCGTCCAGACTAGAGGGTCGCTCGTGTCACCGCCGCTCGTGCCGGCCAGCCACGTCGATCGGTGAGTCTCCGGCGTCCACGGTGCACCATCGAGTTGAGCACGGAGGGCACGCTGCAA